CAAGATTTTCGACGTTACCTCGGCGGGTACGGCAGGGTCGGCGCTGGTCGCCAGCCTTTCCAACTCGCAATGGGAGTACACCAACGTCACCACGGGCGGCGGGCAATACCTGTACCTTGCCAATGGTGTGGACAAGCCCCTGTTGTTCAACGGGACAACATGGACGCCCATTGACGGTGCGTCTACGCCAGCGATCACGGGCGTCACAACGACTAACTTAATCCAGCCGACCTTGTTCAAAAACCGAATGTGGTTCATTGAAAAGGACACCTTAAAAGCATGGTATTTGCCGGTAGCATCGGTTGGTGGTGCGGCAAACGTGCTAGACCTGTCAAGCGTCATGCACTTGGGCGGCAAGTTGCAGGCAATGGCGACTTGGACGATTGACGCGGGCTACGGCGTTGACGACAACCTTGTGTTCATTTCTGACCAAGGCGAGGTGGCCGTATATCGCGGCACCGACCCAACGAGCGCGTCCACATGGTCGCTGATCGGCGTCTGGATCATTGGTGCGCCAATTTCCCGTCGCTGCATGGCGAAGTACGGCGGTGACCTGCTGATTTTGACGCTGGACGGGTTGATACCGTTCGCCTCGGCGCTGCAATCGTCGCGGCTTGACTCTAACATTGCCTTATCGGACAAGATACAGGGCGCATTTGCGGCTGCCGCACGCACGTACAAGGACACGTTTGGCTGGGGGTTGCTCTACAACCCGCTTAACAACGCCCTAATCGTCAATGTGCCTGTATCAACCGGGCAACAGCAGTTTGTGATGAACAACATCACTAAGGCGTGGTGCAACTTTACGGGTTGGAATGCGTCATCGTGGGCGTTGGTCGGCAATGAACCGTACTTTGGCGGCAATACTTACGTCGCAAAAGCGTGGACAACGGGTGACGGCGGGTACATGGACGACGGTGAGCCGATCCCGACCAAGGCGCTGCAAGCATTTAACTACTTTGAGACGCGTGGCGTCATCAAATACTTTACCCGCGCACGACCGAGCATCTTTAGCAACGGTCAGCCTGCCATCGTTATCGGTATCAACACCGACTTTCAGACGGTTGACCAGACGGGTGCGTTGTCGTTTTCGCCAACAACCGCAGGATTGTGGAATGTTGGTTTATGGGATGTTGCGCTATGGGGTTCTGATGTCGTCATCACGAACAACCAATCTGGCGTGACAGGACTTGGTTACTCGGGAGCCATTTCGTTCACGAGTAGCAGTAAGAATTTGCAGATTCAGTGGGCATCAACAGACGTTGTGTATCAAATCGGATGGGCTGGAATATAGTCAGCGGGCCGGAAATCGGCCATTGGGTAACGGCGCAAACCGACGGGTCATTTTGGCCCGAGCGGGCAACGGCCATCGGTCTTAAAAAAGACGGCCAGATTGTCGCCGGTACGGTGTACGAGATGTGGAACGGCAAATCGGTCGTTTGCCACATTGCTTGGAACCGCGTAACCCCTGCCTACGTCGCCGCCGTCTACGATTATGCGTACAACGTCTGCGGAGTTGATAAGATAATAGGGCCAATCAGCAGTAACCATACCCGGGCGCTGAAACTGGTCACAAAAATGGGGTTTTCGGAGGAGGCGCGGATCAAACAGGCCGCGCACGACGCCGGGGACATCGTATTTATGACTCAGACACCAGAAAAGTGTCGTTATTTGGAGCCTCGGTATGGGCAAAAGATCACCAGCACCGCCGCCAACACCTGATTACGCCGCCATTGCGCGGCAGCAAAGTCAGGAGAACATTGAAGCCGCTCGTTTGTCGGCTCAAATGTCTAATCCTAATATTTATACGCCTACCGCGCAGCAGACGGTAACGTGGCAGCGCACGCCGCAAATCAATCAGGCTGCGTATGACCAAGCGATGGCTGATTATCAAGCCAACGTGCTGCGTGATCCTGATATGGCGTCAGGAGCAGCACCTGATATTGCGCAATTCACGACTTACGTTGAGCAACCGACCATCCGACAGGAGTTGGTTGGCGAAGCCAAGAACATCTTTGACATCCAGCAGCAAGCCGAAAAGGCGATGGCAACGCTGGGTCAGCGTGAGATCGGCGACCTGTCGTCGTTTCTTAACCAAAACTTTGCCGCCCAACTTCCTGCCATCCAGACCCAACTTGGTCAGTACGGACAGGTCGCAGGCGCACCCAACCTTGCTGGTTACGGCACGGCTGGCGCACCGGGCGTGGGTGATTTTGGCACGGTGGCTGGCGCACCTAGCGCGGCGCAGTATGGCCCTCGCTCAACTTTTACCGCCGAAGCCATGCCGGGAATGTATGCACCTATTGGGCAGGCGCAACAAGGCATCGGCGCGTTTGGTGACGTTGCGCAGGCTCCCGACCTTACTGGCATGGGTCAGGCAGGCGGCAATGTCGCACAGACGGGTTTTACAGGCGGCCCCTCGGGCGGCCAGTTTGGTATGGCAGGCGGTGGGCCAGCCGCGTACAACCTCGGTCAACTTGACCTCTCAAGCGTCGGCGGTATTGGCGGTGGCCCTGCCATGGGTCAGTACGGCATGGCACAAGGCGGCCCCGGCGGCGTGCAGTTTGGCGGGTTAGACCTTTCAGGGCTTGGCACCGCTCAAGGATTTGGCAACGTCGGTCAGTTTGCCGCAGGCGCTGGCCCCAATGCTCCTAACGTCCAAGGAGCCGACTTCTCACGCGTCGGGCAGATTGGCCCCGGTGTCAATTACGGGCAATTTGGAATGGCCGGTGGCGGCCCTGCTGCGGGCTTATTTGGTTTGGCGGGTGCAGGAAGGGCTGCCCCGCAATTGGGTGGGTTAAATCTTGCTAATGTTGGCACCGCTCAAGCAGGGGTTTCGCCAACACAATTTGGCATGGCTGCCGGTGGCCCAGCGGGCGTTCAGTTTGGCGGCTTGAACCTTGCGGGAATGCAAGGCGTACAAGGCGGCGTTGGGCAGTTTGGGCAAGCACAAGGCGGCCCGAGCGCCGCGCAACTACAAGGCTTAAACCTTGCGGGCGTCGGCACGGTCGGCCCGGAAACATCGCAGTTCCAGCAATTGGGTGGTGGCCCATCAGCGGGTCAATACGGGATGGCAGGCGGTGGCCCTGCCGGTGTGCAGTTTGCAGGTTTGGATACCTCTGGCCTTAGCGGCGTTCAGACAGGAATTGGCCAGTTTGGTCAAGCACAAGGCGGCCCGGCAGGGTTAAATCTTGGCGGGTTTGATACGTCTCGCCTTGGTGAAATCGCAGGTGGCCCGTCAGCCGATCAGTTTGGTCGCGCAATTGGTGGCCCTGCTGCGCCGTCGTTACAAGAAAGCCTAAATTTGTCGGGCGTCGGCGATGTTGCCCGCAACGTGCAGGAAGGCCGATTCGGCTACGCACGCGGTGAGTTAGCAACGCCAGAACTTCAGCGGCAGTTGGCAACGCAAGGGCTTGCCGCTATGCCGGTCAATGCAGGAATGACGGCGCAAAACGCCATCATGTCGCGCCTTGAGCCGCAATTGCAGCGCGAACGTGCGCAATTAGAGCAGCGCCTTGTCAACCAAGGCTTGCGACCGGGCGGTGAGGCTTATAACGCAGAGATGGAACTGCAAGCGCAACGTGAGAACGATTTGCGCACGCAAGCGGCACTGCAAGGCATCAGCCTAGACGCGTCCATGCGTCAGCAGGGGCTTGCCGAACAACAGACCCTTGCCGACTTTGCCAATCAAGCCGCACTCGCGCAGTTTGGAGCAGGCGCACAAGGCTTGGGACTCTACAACGAAGCCCTCGCGCAAAACTTTCAGCAGTCGCTTGCCGCACAGTCTGCGCAGAACATGGCGCAGCAGCAAGCGTTCCAGCAACGCCTACAGGCGGGTCAGTTTGGCCGTGAAGCGCAGATGGCGTCCTTTGGTATGGGCCAACAGGCACAACAAGCGGTCAACCAAGCGCAGCAACAGAACTTTGAGCGTGCCTTGGCCGCCCAACAAGCGCAAAACGCCGCACAGGCACAAGGCTTTGGTCAGCAAATGGCCGCGCAGCAGTTTGGCCGTGAGGGTGCGCTGGCAGGATTTGAGACGCAACAAGCGGCACAGCAAGCGCAAAACGCAGCCATCGCGCAAAACACGCAGTTGGCGTTGCAATCGGGACAGTTTGCCAACCAAGCGCAGGCGCAGGACTTTGCACAACGTCTAGCCGCTGGAGAATTTGGGCGAGAAGCGCAATTGGCGTCTTTCCAAACAGGGCAGCAAGCGCAACAAGCGATCAATGCCGCAATCGCGCAAAATTTCCAACAATCCATGGCGGCTGATGAA